TCGGAATCGAACCAATAACTATTTGTGTAAAAAATAGATGACCCAGTCATTTTAATTAATTTGATCTTTCACTTAAAAGATCTGGTCTATCTTTTTAGCCCGGGCGTGTTGATCTTCATATGAAAGTTCCTCAACTGTGGAAACTCCATAATCCACTTTGAAAATAAGATCTAACACTGGAAGAGAACATATGTCTCCCAACTTCAAAGTGGAAACTAAAGATATCAACGGTGGCCAAAGCCATTCAGGTGCAGCATACCTATCTTCAAGGTCACGGTACGTAACGACAAAAGGAGTAGTGGGATATCCAACTCTCTCACGGAGAGCGTTAATAAGGGGAGAAGCTGGCTCATTAACTAAACCATCAACAGTCTGTTTCAATAAGATTTCAAAAAGCTGTTTCTTGTCAAGCTTCGCAAATTCTTGTTTTGAAAGACCAAACTGTTCTTTACATAAATCACCCTTAACGATACCTAAACCACGCAGAATTGTCCCATAACAAATCCACGATCTCTTGCCATTATACGCACGTTTTAAAAACGTAAGCGCATTCATACTTGATCTTTCAACAGCAGTGATCTCCCAACCACAACTTGAAGCACCTTGCACACAGGCGTCTATAGGAGATGCCTCAGGATTATCCAATAAAAGATTGTAAATCCCTACAGCAATACACATAGATGCAACATTATTTAAGATGGTTGTAAGCACAGATCCTGAATATTCAAAGAAAAACACTGGCCACAATTTAAACCAACCAGAGGCAGTTGGATTTTTAATAATGGTTGGTCTTGAGCACTGTCTTAACAACTGTGCCATTGAATGCTCAAAGCCGACCAAAGTGGCCATATAATATACCAGTGCAAAGACTGGAAACCCATTGCTGGCATCGCAACTGGCGATGTCAGTCTCGACTATGCTCATGCGCTGGTTTAAAACTTGTAAGAAGAAACCATCATCTGAAAACATAACATAAATAAAACCATCTGACTGCAGAAGCTCTACTACTTGGTTATACATCAGATCAGAATCAACTGGCGCTTGTGAGTCTGAAAACAGGAGGTAAAATGGAACATCAACGCCGTTGTAAGGAATATACCCAATCAAAACCAATTTTTTAAAAATGAATTTTAAAAACATTGGTGTAATTGGATCAACTAGCGCTAACCATTGGCCAGTGGCATAAAGCCTACCTGGTTTTCCATACTTACCATTCTCATACTTGAATTTTGACTCAAAGTCCCCTTCATTAACCACAATTTTGTTCAAGATCCCTGGATCCTTAACGTACAACTGATAAAGTTGTAATTTAACGTGGCGCAAACTAGCTAAAGTCTCAACGACTAATTTAGGGTCCTGTAAATACCTAACGGGAGTAGCTAAGAAACTTACCGCCAAAATTGCAAACTCACCAACTTTGCACAACCAGTAAATAATGAATTGGTAGATACACTCATAAATATTCAATGGAATAAGTTTATGAATGACATCCTTAACCAAAACATGTCTCTGATTCACAAGAGGTGGAATACGATGCTCATGGCGGGTTGTTCGCTTCTTGGCTCCATTGGGAGTATCAAGGTGGTGAGAATAACCTGGTCGAGAGGTCAAAACTCCTAAAGAGTAATCACACTTACAAAATGACGCAACATCGGATAAAACGGAATCTGAAAGACCGATTAAGTTGACGTATTGCCTCTGTGTGTAAGCTACTTCATTTTCATATGTGCCCCGACATTTTAAAAGCCGGCTCATAGCAGCTTGAATGTTTGTAGTGGAATTAGCATAAACGCAGAACATGTTACCAGGCGAAAACTGCGAAAAAGCATTCAAGGAAGAAGGTGCGAACATCTTGACAGCATTGGAATGATCAAACGTGGGATAAACAACAATCTCATTGTCAATATTTACCATAAAGCAAGCATCATGGCATGAAAAATTCCAACGCTTATTAAATACATATGAAGGAGAAGGACTCTCTAAGAGAGGAAGTTGCCTAACCATACCAGAATTGGTCGGAATCCTGTGGTTAAGCGATAATTGCATTGTAGCAGACGGGTTAGCAATAAATGAATTTCGGTATATATAATATACCGCATGATCATCTGAAATATGGCGTGGAAAAAAGCGAAATTTAGAAATTAGTAAACTAAATACTGCTACATAATTCCTCGCCTCGTCTGGCAAAACACGCAGATTTGCTAATAAAGACTGTGTAAATAAAACATTCAAATTAGCATTTCTACTTTGAAAAGTACGACCTAAGGAGTTAAACTCGGGAATAAAAACCCGCTCAAAAACTAACTCCTCAAAATTGTACATGTGCCGATCACAAGGTGAAACTTCTACAAACAAATCGTTGTCATAGAACAAAAACAAATCAACTATATTTGTATACTTATAACCTACTTTCTTAAATGAAGTTGGTTGAACAGGAGGTATTATAGGAACACTTTCGTTAGAAATTGTATTCGTTGAAGAAAGAGAGCGATCATCATCTAAAAGATGTAAAAAACGACACTTAGCAGCGCGTGAACACAAGCCATTAGCAAACTGGCGACATTGTTGGTTGAGGTCAGTCTTGGGTTTGTGTGGCGTTTGCGAACCATGTATCATTTTATTCTTTGCTTCCTTATGTTTCCTCTTGTTTGCATCATTGATTGCTTTGGCGGAATCATCCTTGTGATCATCAGTATTAGTCCAAGAACCTTGATTACCACTCAAGGATGAAACTAAAACGACAATATGACACACAAACAAAGGGGCTGATAAATCTGGAGCCCAACCAGAAAAATTTGTATAGTACAGACAAAAATTCATGCCCAAAGTGTCCTTCCAAAACACAATAAGCGACCAAAGATGGAATTTAATATGCAATATCTTACGACTAACAAACAGGTGTCGTTCGTTGCTCTTGCAATGCAAGCAACTTAATTCTGGCGATTTTTGACCTATTGGCATGGTTAACCTAGCTAACTCCGCATACATCAATAACATATCCAACTCAAAGCTTTCCCAGAGCGCATCATAGTTCTTTTCAGACTCTTGTCCCAAAGGTTGGAAGATTGAAATCCACTGCAAATCACATGGTTGGCAGTAAATCTGTCTCTTTTTCATAATTAAAAATACTTCGTAATGTAGGGAAGCGAGTAATTCATAATAATTTTTCTCTCGTTCCATTTTTGTTGTTGTTGTTTAAAAGGAGCAAAATTTTATGTAGGTTAATAGTATATGTCAAAACTATATCAAAAATACTGTTGGAGCAGTTGGCAAGCACTGAAACTACACAGTGATAAAACGGCAAAGGCCGAAAATACAAAGTGCTAATTTGTATTTTTTCAAAAATGGTGAAGTGTGTAGACACTTAGAGTTTGTACAAAAGAAAATAAAATTGAAATAATAATAAATATAAAAAGCTGGCGAAGGCACAGCTAACAAAACTCAAGGCCAGTAAATGCAAAGGCAAAATATTGGCGTAGCATCATCGGCAAAGGCCGATCGTTCGGTCATATTATCTGATGCGAATAATAATCCAAGAGATATCAGACAAAAGAATGTTGGTGGGCCCATCGGTCCTACGAACTAAAATTCGCAGGTCTGTAGAAGATGATGGGATGTTAACAATCCCACAACCGGTGGCATTCGTCGGTCCGAAACTCGGTTGATTTATCCATGCAACTGTCCCGGGAAGAATAGTAGTTCCGCCATTAACCGTCAAATACGCAATACCAGTGCCAGCACCAACTATAACTGAAGTGTAGACGTTGTATATAACAGCGTAAACACCAGGAGCATAAGAAGTGCCTGAAAGATTGAGTGAATAAGTGTAATTGATAGGTGTAACTGAAGGATAAGCTAAAACTACATTGGGGGAGATGATAGTGGAATAATAAGAAAGGAGTGGTGCCCAATAATGAGCCTGGCTAACACCAGAACAATATATTGGGGTTGTCACAGTAAGTGATAAATTGGCTACCAAAGTATCAACAATAGCTGTTGTGGCTGTCAAACTATTGGTGACAACATTGCTAGTAGTCACCAAGCCCAAAGCAGTTAAAGCAGAACAAGCCAAACTACTTGCGGAAATTGTGGAATAAGCTTCCAAAGAATTGCAAGTAATGGTTTGACTACCTAAAACATTGATATTTGCTAGTTGGGCACTTAAACTATCAGCAGATACAGTAGAAGAGGCTTCTAAAGTACCACACAAAATGGTTTGGCTGTCAATAATGTTAATTTCACCCCGTTGTGCAACAACAAGGGGGGTGTCAACATACTCAAAAGCCTTTAACACGCCACACACAACCTCATCAAAATTCCCTATAATACGGCGGGCAACAGGGTAGGAGGCACCACCTCCGCCTGGCCGCGCGACAAGCGCATGATAGCGTTTGACGCGTTGCATGAAATCACGACCACGTTCCCCCTAGCCTCTTAACATGCGATGCCGTCCAGCAGGCGAAGACATGTAAGAGTTAGCAGCGTTCAAGGCAAGAGATCCAAGAGCGCGAGTAACCATGGGGGCGGATTCATAAATGACATCCTGTAAAGCGGTGGTCGCTAAGGACAAAATAGACTTTTTCGGGTCGTTCGCCTTCATTTCTGGGGCACGAGCGACGGCCGTACTAACTAACTCAAACCCACGAGAATCAGAATGAGTGGGTGTGAGTGAAGCCTGAATTGTCCGACCAATAAACTCAACATGCTGACAAACTTCTAACTCGAATGTAGCAGTATTACTAGAACTACCAGCAGTACTAAGCAAGAAAACCATTGGAGCACCACCAACCGCATAAGACAACTGTCCATTCGAAGAAGATGGAGGAGTTGCAGTGGCTGATGATGAAATGAAAACCTTGTTGGCGGTAAAGGTGGTGGCAGTAATCGTAGCAGCGATGGTGTAAGTAGTACCAGTTCCAATTTGGGTAGCGGAGCCGGCAGTATACGCCACAGTCTGTACGGTTGATGTTCCTTGGACGAAATATGAAAAAGTACCAGTTGCTGGAAAAGAACCGCTTTTAATGGTGGAAACAAAAGACACAGCTGTGACGGAAGACGCGGAACCAGTAAAAGTTCCAGCAGCCATACCATCAACAGGTGTGCTCAAAGTTTGCCCACCAGAAAATGGGTAAATAAGTGATGAGTTGTTGGAGTCACCGTAAGCAGGATAATTTTGATATGTTAATTCAACATCATCGAGTCCAGAAGTGACTTGCCAATACTCCTCATCAGCCATTCTAACAACGGCTGATTCCTTGTAACCCCCAACTTCTGCAAGGGGGACGTTATACAGCGAATCATGATTCGGAGAAACGTAAGAAATCAAACCCCCTCCTTTGTACAATTCGGCACCAAAATACTGAATACTAGCTCCCACCGAAACAATGCGTCCGCTAACTTGGGCTTGGACGGTTGAATTGGTCTTGGTAGTGATGAACTGGGAAGCAGTATATGGACTATTAGTGTTAATAGTTAAAGCGAATTGAGATACAAAGGCGAGGACCTCTCTGGTAGGTAAAGAAGAAAACCCGAAAGTTCCATCGTAGTAGGTAGCAATAGGAGAATCGCTAGCCAAACAAGGATGGATAAAGACAATTCCAATACTACCTGGATTGGAACTGCTACCACCACAAGTAAATGACACACGATTAAAAGTGGTCAATTTTTGTGATGGTCGGGAAGGATGACGAGGAACACATGCACCGTCAGCATCTGGATTGAATGGATCAACACAAGCCAAGAAATATTTCTTGGCACAATGAGACAACTGGTCCATTGGAGAATGACGGACAAGCGAAACCCTCGGCTTAGATTTCTTCTTGCTGGATTGGTTCTTTCGTTGCATCGTGACAAGAGAACCATTAATCTTGTTATCGACGTATTGCTTCAAATTTTTAAGTGTTGAAGCGGCACTATTGTTTTGAGTAGCACGCATGAACTTTCATCCCGTATCGCCGAGTCCACATCGGCGTGGGTGGCAAACACATAAACTCGGTATGTGATCTTGTTACGCGGTGCCAAGTACTAAAACCTATCCGCGGTGTAATTTTCCAACCGCAGCTGTGGTAATTACGTACTCCCGAAGGACCAAAACTAACACCCTGTCCTCGACACTATCCGAGCATAGCAGTAAATTAGGGGTGTACAGGTGCTTGACTTCGTTGGGCCCGAAGCACCTACCGAATACACCTGGAATAGTAACGAACTATTGATATCACAATCAAGGAGTGACCTTGAAGTACATTTTACTAATGAAAATGCAAAAGAAAGGCGTTTCAAGCTGGTTAAAACCGAGAAACGCATCAACTTTCGAAGCATATGAGCCGGTTTCCACCCATATGGAAAAAC